TCAAGTAGTCGTAAGGCACATACAGAACCGGCAACCCCGCGAGATCCCTTTCCGACCCGATCCCTTCCAAAATCTGCAAATTCTTTTTGAAGTACCAACTGAGGTACGCGTTGCGGAGGACGGAATTATGCGTCGGGATCATGCTTTCCCCTGCGAGGAACATGCCCGATGGGGAACTGACTTGAATACAGACTGTTCGCCGGTTAGGAACCTTTTTTGCATCCACAATGTAATAATTTCGTCTTGCCCGTTCGTTGATTGTCCTCTTCGCTTTCCGAGACAACTTGAAAGGATTCCACGGCGGAGTGAACTTCACCTTCCACATCTTGTTGCCGTGATCGTTGACGTAAGTTGAGATATAAGCCGAAACTCCAAGGGAGCGTACTAGTTCAGCAACGCCTCTTGCTAAGTTTTCATTCCTATTCGCGAATTCACATCGGCCCCACTTATCAACGTACCCGTCTCCATCCATTAACCCTGCCAAAAGCTCTTTTCGGTCTTCAATAGAAGATCGGAGATACGCCTCAGGGATATGCTTATTCTCACGAAGACCCAAAACTCCCAGCAAAGCTTGCGGACAGTCTTTAGCCCATCGCTCATCACAACGCCATTTGTTCTTCTAGATCATCCGCATGGCATGTGATCTGGGCGCTGTAAGAAGAACCGTCAGCGAGCCAAAGCCCTAAGAAATAAGGATGCAGCAAAAGGAACTGCTTTGGATAATCAAGCGCACCAGGCCAAGGAATCGAATGATTGGACACTCCATTGGAATTCTTCAGCGTTCTCACTATCTCTTCGGTCGTTCTCAACCTCGGCGGCAAGCCTTTCGAACGCTCCCATAACTTCTGCGTTGCCCAGAGATGGTTAACGTCCGCAATGATCGAGGTTCCGTCGTTAAAGGTGAGTTTATAGCATGGGCGATTTTCCCAATCCTCCCGAGCCACCACATAACAGATCCGTCCATGTTCATCAAAGACCTTATCTCCTGGCTGGATATCATCTAGCTTCTTCCAGCCATCGGGCGTCGGAATAGGAGTCTCTGGATCCAGCGCCCTTCCCTCAGGATTCCCTTTGTGCGCTTCGGTCCTGAACAAAATGAATTTCTCCGCAGGGATGTAACGTTCCTTGTAGTCGGGCGGGGCCACTTGCCACAATCCCTTGAGGTTCCCCGAAGAGTCCATGTCCCACCTGACAATCGTCTCCTGGGCCCGGATCGAAAAGTCCCGCCAAGCTATGCGCTTGTCGCTGTACTTGGAACGGCCCGAGGGAGGGGCGTCCGGACCTTCCCTGACTTTCCACAGGATCTCGAACACCGAAAATCCGTAGACCAGGAAACTTTGGACCTCGGAGATGAACTCGGTCCAGGGCGTTTCCATGTCGTGCATGCACTGCTCGAGGAACTCGGCGGCCTCCCTGTCCGCCCTGGAGTCCCCGCCCGGCTCGACGGACCACTGGGCGCCCCTGAGGATGTGGGAAATGGCGAAGAGGATGGAGCCGACGGTAGAGTCGTTGTCCCGCATCTCGCGCCAGACTTTTCGGCCTTTCTTTCCTTGGAGCTCGGAAAGCCATTCCTCGCGCAAGACGCCGGACCAGATCGACAGGCCCGGAACCCCGAGCGTCTTGAAATCCGGCTCCTTCTTCTCCGCCATCACGCACCTTTCGCCGCCGCCAGCGAACTCCTCAAGAAGTCTTTCACTAGCTCGAACGCCTGCTGCTCGGTGAAGCCCGCGTCCTTCAGGGCGTCGAACAGACAGCGGAGCAGGCTGGCGAACTTGCCCAGGTTCTCCTCGAATTCATTTCCTTCGCCGAACGGCCATATCTCGTCCGTCATGGTCCCTCCTCCCTATCCTATCCTAGCGTCCCTCTCGAGATAAGCAAGCGAATTGAGCTCCAGTCGGCGACGGTACCAGGCGGTCACGATCCGGCTGATCAGCTCGAGCGGATAGAATATCAAATAGTCAATCATCCTTCTTCCTGAACCCGAGTTTCGCGAGGAGCTCTTCCAGCTTACCTTTCTCTTCTTCGGTGAGCCGTGCCTCGCCTTCCGCGATGTAGCAGCCGAAGATCGGATTGACGACGTCCCCGAGCGGGACGTTCCCTTCCGCGGACTCGCGCCCGAAGAACAGGGGCTCGTGCCACACCTCTTCCCAGTGGGGCAGGAGCTCGATGTCCGCACGCCTCCAGTTCCCTACCGAATTCTTCCCTCGCCTTGGCGTAGGCCCGAAACCGCGCTTGCATCCTTTCCCATGAAGATTTCAAGTCTCGCATGGTTCCTCCTTAGAAATCATCCGATCCTCGCCACCACCTAGGGAAGTACCTCTCGTCTATGCCCCAGTCTTTGAGACGATGGTAACAGGCTTCGCAAAGGTCGAGCTCGATTCCGTCCCGCGACGTGAAAGTGCCTTTATCGCCGGTTCGGTCAAGACGTTGGATACGCAGCTTAAAGACCTTGTCTCGAAGGAGTTCTCCGCATCTGTCGCACTTATACAAAAACATGTTCCTCCCTTCAAAGCCTCGATGACCGCCCTGCCTTCAGGACGAAAGACAACACGCCGGCCACCAAGAAGAAAATTCCGATCCCAAAAAAGAGAGATTTCGAGGTCACAATCCAAAGAGCGAAACTTAACAGGCCCTCGCAAACGTAATGGAGGAGATCCGATTCCAGCACAGCCCGGATGATCTCTCGCGCCCGCATCCGCTCCCACGCCGACTTGAGATCGCTCATAGTTACCTCCTAAACGTACGGTCCCATGTGGATCCTGACCGGGAACATAGACAGAGCGTCCCCGGCCTCCGACAAGACGAAAGCCACCACCTTCGCGACCTGCTCGGGTTGCATTATCTTGGACTGGTCCTCTTCAGGAGCTATCTTCTGTCTCAAAGGCGTGGCTACGCGTCCAGGACAGAGATTGTAGATCCGGATCCCGTATTCGATAAGCTCCTCGGCGGCCGAGAGGGCGAGAGAGTTCAAAGCGGCCTTCGAAGCGGCGTAAGCGGCGAGTCCCAGCGAAGCCCTCAGGCTCGTGGATGACGAGAACAGAACGATCTTTCCGCCTCGCGGAAGGATTCTCCGAGCGTGTTTGAGCAACAGATAAGGTCCCCAGAAGTTGACCGAGAAAGTCCTGAGCGCTTGCTCCCTGCTCACCTCCTCGAGTTTCCCCGGGAAGACTACTCCGGCCGTCCAGATAGCCGCCTCGAACGGCTCCAGCGGATCCTCGAAAGAAGCGAGGAGGATGTCCGTCTGGACCGGATCGCTGAAATCGCACCGGAAGGTTTTCACGCCATGAAACTCTTCCAGTTCGATCGCCTGGGACACGTTCGTGTTGTAGGTCGCCACGACCTTGTCCCCTCGGCTCGCGAGTTCCTTCGCTGTCGCGCTTCCGATCCCTCCGCACCCGATCACCAGGACTTTCATCCTTCTTTCTCCGCCTTCAGATCTCGCAACCTCATCAATCCCTCGGCCGCGACTTCGCCCGAGCGGCCCCTAAGCTCCGACGGGAGTATACCCTCCATGAACTCCTCCACGCCAGTCCCGAGCTCGCCCGTGTCCCACGCTTCCCGGACCAGGTCGAAGAGTTCCTCCTCCGAGTCGGCGTGCCATTCCCAAGCCTCGCCCGTAGATAACGGCCTCGAACGAACCGGGCCACGTCTTCAGAACGGCCTCCTTGACCAACCAGTCCAGAAAGACTACCGGGACGCCGCAGGCCCAAGCCTCGTAAAGGGTGGAACCGGCGTCGGCTATCACGACCGCCGCTCGAGGGAGGAAGTCCCGGAACAGCCGCTGGGAACCGGCGGGATGCGGAACTATCTCGAACGGGAACTCCCGCTCCAGCCGGAAGAGCAACTCGCGGGAAAGCCTGCCGTCCGAACTGACTCCGGGCACTTCCCCGTGGGTCGGAGCCCAGACAAGGAGCTCGCGGGACCTCTCCAGATCCCAAATGGGGTCGAGGAAGGGATACCCCACCACCGAAACCGCGTCAGGCGGCATACCCTGGCCAACGAGCTTCTCTCTCCACGCGGGGCCCGAGACGAGAACGTGATCGTAGCCCCACATCTTGTCCGCGTCCCGCCAGTTCTTGTCCGCCAGGCCGTGGGACATGAAAACGTCGGCCTCCGGGAAGGCCTCCCACGACAGCGACACGTTCAAATCCGCGGGGCAAGGCTCGTGGGCGATGACGCCCGCTTCCAGGTGCTCGAGAATCGGCTCGACGTGGGCCCGCTCCACGAACTCATAACTACCTTCCCGTACCAAGAACCGAATCCTCATCTCGGCCTCCACGGCGATTCCCGCCCTATGCCTATCGGCAAGGGCACGTTCGGCCTTCGCGCGTCCACGGCCGCGTAAGCCAACGCGACCGCGTCGCCCCAGTCAGGAGATGGAACGCCTCTTTTCCGCATCGCTTCCTTGGACTCCAGCTTTATCCTCCCCGCCGACGTGTAACTGTACTTTCGCCCGGTCAGGTCCCGCACGACGTTCCGATTCTTGAACACGGGGCCCCAAGCCTCGCCCTTTTGCAGTATCTCGGCCAGGTTCCACCACATCTCCGCCGACTTGTTTTCGAACCGCTCCTTCTCTATCGGCCGCCCTCCGAACTCCACTCCCACGACGGGATAGCCTTGCTCCTTCAGGCGGTCCACCACCCCCGCGCCGACTCCGGTGACGTCCACTTTGATCAGCTCGGCCCCGACCTTGCGCGCGAAAGCGATCAAACGCCCCGCGGTCTCCATCGTGCTCCCCGGCGGGCACTCCTGCAGCGCGAAAGCGCAACCCCCTTTGCGGGCCACGAACACCGTGTGGTCCCCGCCGTAGCGGGCTATGTCCGCCCCGACTTCCACTCTCCCTTCCCCGGGTTCGTTCCTCAGTCCCGCCTTCTCCACCCAAGACAGCGCGACTAAGACGTCCTCACTTCTCTCCGCGAACTCGCCCAGGACCCAGACTTTCCATTCCCAGGAACCTTCCCCGTACCTGTGTCTGATCTCTTCTACGTCCTCCTTGGTCACCAGACCCGGGATTAGTATCTTGTCCTGCACCACATTGGGGCACTCCAAGGCAGAAATGCTCATCTTGGCAAAGCGCGAATCTCGGAACGCTTCGTAGAAAGGCCCCTCCGGGACCGTGGGGTTCCCGATCATGAGGAGGTAGGAGAATTGGCCACGGAGAAGAGTCTGCAATGCAGTCCACACATCCCACGAAAGCCCCTGGGCTTCGTCAACCACCACCAGGACATGCTCGGCGTGCAGGCCTTGCAAGTTCGCGGTCGCCCAGTCAGGCACCGCGATCCCGGTCACGAGCACGTTGGGGTCGGGCCGCCACGTGGTCTGGAGCGGCTCCTCCCCGAGCCTGAAACCCCGGTTGAGCGCGGCCCGCCAGGTCTTCCGGATCTCCCGCCAGATGATGTCCCGCACTTGCCGGAACGTCGGGGCGGTTGTGACCACGACCGCGGGCCGGAAGTGGGTGGCGAACAAGACGACCGCCTGGGCCGCGGTCCAGGACTTGCCCACGGCGTTCGCGGACCGGACCACGAGGCGTCGGGAACGGAAAAGCTCCTTCAGGATCTCCTCCTGGCGGGACCACGGCTCGGCGCCGGTGACTCTCCGGATCCAGCCGGCCGGGTCCACCAGGTCCAATGCGGGATGGTCAGCGGTAAGGGTCCCCATGGTCATTCTCCGCAGTCATAGCCCGCCCACCGAGCCCATTGACGAGGGCTCGGCTTGGGCCGCACGTCTTTGAGCTTTTCCTCTTCTCGGACTTCTTGGCGATTATCCGACATGCTCTCGATGTTTCGCTCCTTCAAGGGCTTTCTCTAGATCCTTGAATGCCAATACCTGTGCTCTGCTGACATCGCCACCAGAACGCCTAGCTAGGTTGGACAATTGCTCTTTGATCTTCTCAGGGGCACCGAATGGAAAGCACGTGCAATTCCACAGAATCCCGTCGGCCTCCTCATCGCTGGCGTTTGGCCAGTATTGACGAACCAAATCACGCCATGTCATTACGTCCCTCCCTTCCTCTCGTTTTCTTTGACTTCAGAACCACAAATGTCGGTTTCAACTGTACTGTGAATGTGGGTGCGACATAGTAGACAGCTCGCAGATGTTCGCCCCAATCAAAGATGCCCTTCTCGCGACAGAATCTGTCAAAACACGATATGCAAATCATGTCCAACCGCAGGTCTTTCGGTTTGTCTCCCATCACCTGCTTCCAAAAACGATCTGTGACCGAAAAATCAAACCGTATCTTTTGCCCACAGACTGCACATACGCCCTCTTGATTCGGCACGGCCTCGACCCGATCTGAAACATCTTCAAGCTCGATCACCAGAGGCCGACCTATATCCGCAAAAGCTTTCATAGCCCATCCTCCTTTCTCCTGCCGCACAGCCGCTTTCGCTCATTTGTTAGCTTCCTCCCACCATCTCTCGTAGACCTCCTCATCCGTCATCCCTCGATCGATCCCTCCCTCCTCGGTATGGCCGCATTTGCACCACCAGAACCAAGGATATTGGGGCGGGTACGAAGCCAGCACATACGGCTCGTAACGTTTGATCATCCGCTTTCCGCACCGCGGGCAGATACGAGTCTCTTCCGAAAAAGCTCCCGTCACGCCCTCCTCCTCAACCCGAGCCGCCACCGTTTCTTCTCCACCGAGCTCCGGGTCCTCACCTTGCCCCGCGCCCGGTTGCAAGGCAACTCGCTCAGCGCTTCCGCGAGCTCCGCGTCGCTCATCCTTTCCCAGTTGGCGCGCAGGAACTCGATCTCTTCCTCGAGCCACGCGTTCTTGTCGTCAAGGAGCCGCGCCGTGCCTTCTTTCCTCAGCTTTCTCCACTTCCGTCCTTTCCTGTAGCGCCGGGTCCGGAACAGGCTCCACACGTACTCCTCGGTGTCGCCGTATTTCTCTGCTAGCTTCTTCACGGTCTCCGGACTCGGCTTGCCCCGGTAAGAGTCCACCGTAAGCGGTGCGGACTTTCACCAGCATTTCACTTCCTCCGTTTCTACTCCTTCCTCGAAAAGGGAAATTTCGACTATCTTCGCTTGCACTGGTCTTCTCCTTGTCTTTCGCGGGTGCGCTTTGTACCATGCAATCCGTTTCCTTGCCCACTCACAATACTTGGGCTCAAAATCGACACCGATATAGTGAAAGCCTTCCAGCATGGCCGCGATACATGTGGTCCCGGTGCCGCAGAACGGATCGAGCACGACACCATTAGGTGGCGTAATGAGGCGGACTAAGTAGCGCATGAGCTCAAGGGGCTTCACCGTCGGATGTAAGTTGCGCTCGTCCAGACCGGCGTTGCGTTCGCGAGTGGAGGCTTTAGCTACGTAGAAGAAGCGAGAGGCTCCTTCTGAATCTAAATATCCCCGTTGTTCCGAAGAACGGTACATGTTGCCAGACCGCCAAAACCCCAGGCCTGCGTTAGGGCCACACGGCGCAGCCCGCCTCTCTCCACTCTGCTTATCCAGCGCCTGGGCAGCCGCCTCGTCCAACAGGACATTGGCTGGAAAGCGCCCTCGAGTCGTGATACCCGCCGCATATCCACTGCCCATGTCGTAAGACGACGCAGCCGGGTTGGCGGGATGCGCCGCATATTTCTTCCGCAACGGACGTACGCCTTCCATAACCGGAATCCTACACGCCTCAATATTCAGCGCCCCAGTACCCCACTTGAGGACATTCTGGTATCCCGCCAGCCCTCTCTCAAATGGCTTCTGCATTAAGAGAATCGGTTCCATGGCGGGCTTGAGCGCTTGCTTACCGTATTTCCAGCCATCCCACTTCTTGGCTTCGGGTGTGGCGGGAGCGGTAATAGGTACACCACCCGGCGCAACTTCCATTCCTACAGCATGTCCTTTAGTCCCTTTGCGATTACGCTCCACAGCCGTAGCTCCATCTGGATAACCCAAGCTCTCTCGATATCCCACAACTTTTCGTTCAGCCCCCGCCGCCCTATCAATCATCTTCCCCACATCCGTCGCCTTCGGGAAGCCTTGTCCTTGTAACCATGCCAACAGGTTATTGTCCTCAAACCCCGCCAGTCGCAGCGATATCCCCATTAAGTCCACAGTGCGACAACCAGCAAAGCACAGGATGTAAGCGCCGGGCTTCATTACCCGCAAGACCTCGCGCCACACCGAGGGCGGCGGCACTTTGTCCCACCCCTTTCCCATGAAGCCCTTGGTCTGCCACTCGGAACCGTCCTCGCCTTCCAACCAGGCGCGAAGCAGACCTGGCAAGTCCTTGATCTCGTTGAGGCCATAAGGCGGATCCGTCACGACCGCATCGACAGAGTTGTCAGGGAAACTTCGCAAGACTTCCAGGCAATCCCCACAGATAACACGGTCAACCTCGATCTGCTGTCTCCCGCTCACGACAACCCCACTTTCAGCTTGCGCGATTTGGCGAACTCCTCGACCGCTTTCAGAAATTCCCGGTCGCTCAATCGCTCCTTGACTTCGCCCTCGATCCAGAACGTGCTCTCCGACCTCTCCGTCGGCCCGCCTTCCAGGAGCTCCAGCGCCTTAATGATGTCCGTCAAAGCCTTCGGCGCTTGATGGATGAACCGCAAGAGCTCGTTCGGAGAAAGCTCTTCCCACCTGCGGAGGATGGCAGCTTTCTCTTCCGGGCTGGCGTTCTTCGGCATGACCATGTGGGCGAGCGCGACTTGCCAGGCTTTCGTCAGTCCGTCGCGCAAAAATCTCAAAATTTCCTTCGACTTTTCCCGGGAGTCCTCGCTCCGGGCGATGACCTTCTCTGTCTCCTGTTTGAGTTGTTTCCGAGTTTCCGCCAGCATCTTTTCGGTGTGCTGGCGTCTTTTCTCCCGCCACTTCTCCTTTGCGGAATACTTGTAGAGGGACTCGACGGGCACGCCGAGCTCCTCCGCCAGCTCCCGGATCGTGGGTTTTCGGGGATCCTCTATGTAGCGCTGGCGCGCTATCTCGACCTGCGCGGCGTACTTGACCCAGGCCATTTCCGTCCTTCACCTCCGCATTACCCGCTCCGACTTGTGAATTCCATCTGCCCGAGCAATTCTATCCGAAAGCTTCCATGAGCGCAGCGAAGAAGTTCAGCCAAGCGATGACCGCGGCCAGAGCAAAGAAATAAGCCAACCACAAAGGCAGTTTTCCTTTCCGCGCCGCCCTCTCAGAAAGCATGGCAAAAACGGTCGTCGCCACAGTGAAACTTGCCGCAAAGATCATGAAAGCCATGATCTGATGGGTTCCAATGTCAGCACAGCGTTCCTCACCGCAAGACCTCTACGATCCTGTCCCAGTCGCTCGGTCTCCATAGGTAAGCTTCCACCGTCCGCACCTTCTCCAAAGCGTCAAGCCATCCTCGCTGCGCGGACGTCGCTCTCCCCTTCTCGCTCTTTAGTTCCGCAAAAATAACTTTGTCTCCGCGGACTAACACGAGATCGGGAAAGCCCTCCGGCGAGCGGCGTGAATCGTAGGTATGATAAACGAGCCAGCCGCACAAGCTGGCCAGGTCCCGCACCTGCTGCAGGAACTCCTTTTCGGTCATCGGCGGAACCTTAGTCCTCTCCATAGCCGGTAAGGAAGATACCGGATCCAAAACAAGGCCCACGCGAGGCCAGATACTTTCCGCTCGTAAGGATAGCCTTTGATCGCAGGCCTCACAAGCATAAGCCCGCTCCACCAAGGCACGAAATGATGCTCTCTTTCGCCACGAAGGCCCCAGGACATCAGGACGTAATCCTGCCCGACTCTGTCAACCTCTCCGATTACGGGCTCGCCTCCGATCCGAACCTGGACTAGCTCACCAGGCTCGAACGGGACTTTCAGTTGGGATCCCCACTTCATCCTTCACCTCCTCAAGGCATCCGAAAGCTTTCGCCGGCTCGCCTATCGCCCAAGGCTTTCGCACAAAGGAACATTGCATGAACCGCCCGTCGCTCGCCACGGTGAAGAACCTGCGCCCCGCAGTGCAGCGCCCCACGGCCAGCCCGTCCAAACCGACTTGGACGCCCGGAGCCGCGAGCGCCCGCGCGAGGAACCAGGCCTTGTCGTAATCCGCGGTGTGCTTGGGTGCGAGCAAGACGAGCGCGGCTTTGAAGGTCCTGCAGGCTTCCAGGATCTCTCCGAAGTGCGGCTTGTCCCGGTCCAGCATGACGAAATTCACCATGCGCTGGACGTCCTTCCGCTCGAGCGAAGCCAGGCCTTCCCGCAACACTTCCAGATCGCCGTGGTACGAGACCGACACGGCGTCCAGAGCGGAGACAAGGTCGCGCTTCGCGCCCAAAAGGAGGCCGTTCGTGGTCAGGCTCACGGGAAGGCCGAGCCCGTGTATCGTCTCTATGACGGCCCCGAGGCCGTCGTAGAGCAGAGGCTCGCCGCCTCCCAGCGTGAATTGTTTCGTGAGGGGCGCGAGCTCCTCCGCCAACGCCTGCCACTCGCCGACTGGCATTTCGGTCCCTGACCTGGAATAACAATACGGACAGTGCAATTGACACTGGCCTGATACCTCAAGGTGGATCACGTCAAACCGAGGCACGGTTCTTCTTCCATTCCTCATAATAGTCAGTGTGCCCTCCGTCCCAAGACTGCACTTTGACACCAAGTTTCTCTTCCAGCCACTTAATGACCGGATAGCCTTGGGGCTGCCCATGTTGGTGGTAGAAAATTGCAAAGCGGCTTTGAAGCCAAAGATGAGCGGGATAAATCCGTTCACGGCGTAACCGATCCCAGAACTCGCTCCAAGACCGCGTTTCGGCCTGGATCTGTGCCGCTCGCTCTTTCTCTTCCATGGAGGAAAAGACCCAGAACTCCAGCGCCTCCTCTGAGTCCTTCACCTCTAAAAGTGGAAATTCCCTGGCTGCCTCGCGAAGGATCTCGACAGGATCGACGTCTGTCTCATCCAGCCAGAAGACCAACTCCGAACAATTGGGCTGAAGTCTCATCTTCGCCTCCCTTAACTTATAAACCGCAGGCTAGCCAGGACGGCCAGCATGATAAAGCCCAGGAACCATAACCCGCCGATAACAACGTCCTCGCGAGTGTACTGCATCACGCCTCCTTCGGCCTCAGAAATTGCCGCACATCTCCACGGCGATCTTGCATATTCCCAGCTTGCAGGCCGGCCGCCACTCTGGGCATGCCGGCCCTGGACAGTCCTCCGGGACGGGGTAGTTGAAGTCCCGAAGGAACTTGATCGCAGCCTCGACCTCTTCCTCCATCATCGGTTTAGCAGGCACTTTGGCGAAGCGGTCATTCCACTCGGCCAGCCTCCACGTTCCTCTTTTCGCCATCTTCGCCTCCTTCCCGAGAGCCGTTTTGGTCCTCGCCAACCTCCTCGAGCGCTTTCGGTTTGACCCAACAAGACCGCTGCTCGCTGGGGATCCAGATTTCGACGAGACCACCGATCTCATCCCTTACCTCTACTCGCTCGCCTTTGTAGATCTTGGTTGCCATTCCTGCCTCCTTTCCTTGCACTTATTATATACAACATCATCCCTCGCTTGTCAAGACCTCGGCCGGAAAACGCGCCCGGAAGGCATCGGGAGACGCGCCGCTTTGGCCAAAGAAAGGACGTTCACAGTTTCCTGGAAAGGAGCAGGCTTCCAGCCCGTCGCTTCCTGGATGAAACCGCCCTTGTCTCCGTTGCCGGGCACCCAGCGTTTGTCGACCACGGGGAGCTCCAGCCAGTTCAACAGCTCGCCAGTGCTTTCTCGCTCGGGCCACGTGAAGAACGTCAGAAAGTCCTCCGGAAACCCGGTCACGTGGGAGGTGAACGGAGCCGCCTCGAAAATCGCTTCTTCGGGACAGATCACGGACCAATAGATCTTCGTTCTCTCCGGATCTCGGAGGGTTTCGATCCATCTCTTCCACAACTCCAAGGCGCTGACCTCTTCCGGCGAAAAATCATCGGTTATCGGATCCCTCTCGACTTCCCAGTACAACCTCAAGTAGCCGGAGATCTCGCCTCCGGTGGCGCGGCATCTCCAACGCCACGGGGCTTCTTCCGGATCGACTTCGCAAGAACCCAACCCCGGACAGCGGAGCCGTTTCTTCCCTCGCGCCGGCTTCCGCCGGAACCGCCCAACGGAGGCCGCCGTCTTGTTGTAAAGAGGGCGTTCGGTTTTGATCGCTCTGGTCTCCGCGGCTTGGGCTTCGGCCAAGGTCGGGAAGTGCTCCACGTCCACCCGAACCACCTTGGACCACCACGGCTTGCTCGAGGCATGCTCGCGCAGTCGCCTCGGAAGGCAAGTCGTGACGCCGACGTAAAGCAAAGAGCCTCGACCGTCGAAGAACCGGTACACGCAAGCCCCTCGATCCATCTCATTCTCCTTTCTCAAAGCCTCGCCGTTCGTTCTCCTTTAAGTTCGCCCGTTCGTTCACCGTTCGCTTTAGCCCCTTTAGGGGGGCTAAGCGAACGAACGGTAGAACGAACAACCGAACGCCGGAGCGAACGCTCCAGAATCCCCTTGAGTTCGCGGTTTTCCGGAAGGGCGAACAGAGCGAACGCCGGCGAACGGAAGTCTCCCGAACGGCCGGTGAACGGCGCCGAACGCCAGAACGAACGTTCGGTTTTGCCATTCTCAAAACGGGACAACATCCTCTTCGGGATCGCGGGCCTTGAGCCCGTACAGTCCGCCGGGCAGGCAGACCACCTTCCCGGAATCCCTCATCTGTTTCAGGGCCCTCCGGACCGTGCCCGGTGGGATGCCGAGTTCCGACGCGATTTCCTTGGGAGCGTGGGCGCCGTTCGTTCGGAGGAACTCCCTGATCCGAACTTCCGCGGGCAATTTCGCGTCGGGAAGGTCCGCCGGGTTCGTCCTGTGGACCGTGATCCGGTCCTGAAGGAAGCTGTAGCGTAAGCCGAGCGGCGGGGAACGCCGGTCTTCGTTCCCCTTGTTGTGGGTCAAGACGATGTCCAGGTGCGAGTCTTCCACGGCCTGGTACGCTTGGGCATACCACACACTCCGCGCCAGGTTCCGGAAGAAGATGGAGCCGTAGACGGAGTCCTTATCTTTGGGGGTGTGCGCGATGATCAAGCTCGTCCTGCCCAATTGGGAAAGCGGGGCGAACACTGACTTCGCCATATCGAGAGGTTCCCGCATGCCCGGGAGGGCCGCCAAAGCCGCCGAGTCGACGATGATCAGGATGGGGTCCACTTCCATGACCGCTCGCGAAATGCGCTTCAGGTCCTGCATCAGGGGAATGGAACACCGGAGGTAATGGATCACGGGGTCCACGCCCAACCCCTTTGAGAGGCGGGTGAGGCGGCGGCTAAACACGTCGCGGTTGCCTTCGTAATCCAGATAAAGGACGGAGCCTCGGAATTGGAGCCGCAAGCCGACTTCCGGCAGGCTTTTCCCGGTCGAGGCCAGGATTCCCAACAGAATCGCGGTCATCGTCTTGCCGCTCGCCCCGTCTCCGTAGATCACGGTCGGCAGCCCCAGCGGGAGAACGGGGTGAACGAGGTAGCTCGTCTCTTCAAAAGTGCTGTCGGCCGTTTCCACGGTGAGAGGTTCGCCTTCGGTGGCTTTGTCTATGATGCGGGTTGAAAGGTTGTCTATAACGGCGTCCCATACGCCCATGGGCGACTTGTTTTCCAGCTCCTTCGCCAAGCGACTCCGGGTCTGGAGGGAAAGTAGATTGATCTTCGTGGGCGGCAGGATGCGCTTGCCGAGAGCGTAGATCGAAAGCAAGACGATGAAGTCGCCCATGGACTGGGAAAGGACTTCCGCCTCCGCCTGCAGGCCCAGTTCCGGCCATTCCAACCGGTAAATGCCGATTTCTTCCTTGAGGATCGCGACGGTGCGAGGCCGGTAAGGCGGCGTGTTTTCGGCGATTTCCTGAAGTTCCTCCACGGTGTGTCCCCCGAGCAACCAGTCCGAAACGTCTTCCTTCGGCCCCAATCCCGGAAGCTCTATTATCCGGATCTCCTTGGCGATCCCGTGCAGCTCTTCGGCCAACTGTAAGCACCTCTGCTCGCCGTCGGGATCGTTGTCTTTCAGGATGTAGACGGTCCGCCCCACGAAAAACCTGTTGTAGTCGGCGCGCCAGGCCTTCGCCCCCCCGACGTTCGTGGTCGCCACCAGGCAGGCGGTACAGAACCCGCCGGACTTGCCCCAAGGCCCCTTTACCCTTCTTCCAGGTCCCGGTTTTCGGGTCCCAGGCCTGTTGCCGGAAAGTCTTCCCCTTTTCCCCGGGAACGTAGTATCGCAGGACCCTGTACAGGGGGTTGCCGTGTTCGTCGTAGTAGACGTAAGCCGCCTGGAGGACGCCGGGCTCGGTATCGAACGGTTCCTCTTCCTCGAGGAAGAGGTCCTTCATCTCGAGCCCCAGGGCCCGGACGACGGTTTGTGGGGAGCAACCGGCGAAGCAGTGAATCAGGATGCGGTCGTCCGCGAGCTGGATCGAAAGGGAAGGGTTCCTGTCGTCGTGCGCGGGGCACAAGGCCATCCACGATCCCTCCGAAACTTGCCTCACTCCTTCCAAGCGGGAAAGGAATTCTTCGATAGTCACAGATCCTCCTTTCGTCCAATCGGCCGGGCAAAACAGAAGAGGGAAGGACTAAGCGGTCCTTCCCTCTTGCCGTTCCATCTTTTCCGTGATATACTTTTGCATGGCATCACCTCCTGAGGGCATTATAAAGCTGCCCCGGTGAAGTGGCAAGGCCTAGCCGAGCGCTAGGCCTTGCGCTTTTCTCTTCTTCTTCCTCTAGCTCAGAACTATTCCTCGCCAAGGCGATGCAAAGCCGAGTTCCGGGACAGACGTCCGTAGGGACATTTGTCCCTCTGCTCTTTACAACCGGCTAGAAAAGTTGTATATTATAGGTGAAAGGGAAAGGAGGCAGAAGATGGGCTGGACAATCTGGGTAGAGAAGAGAGAGATCAGAATCCGGGGCCGGACCTATAACTGGAAAGAAGATCTCAAGGCGGCAGGATTTCGGTTCAGGAAAGTCAGTTTTGATCCCGAGTGGTGGCGGCCGACGCCTCAAGATCCGAAGGAGATCATGGGAGTTGTCGATGTAGCTAGCAAGAACGTCCCCGAGGGTTTCCGAATAACCATGATAGCTGGCGGACGCGAAATCACTTTAACCCGCAGCAATCACAAGCTTTGGGTCGCGAAAATGCAAGACGGGCGACCTGTCCCGGTGAAGGAGGTGGCGTATGCCTAACCTGCATCCAGAGGCAGTTAAGCTAGTAGCTCAGCTTATCGAGCAAGGCCGGGCCGGGGAAAAGCCTTTCGGCATCCCTTTGGCAGTGTGGAGAGCCGCTATTGACAAGGAAACAGAACTGGACGAATGTCCACAGGGACATTCGTCCCTCCGCCCTTGACAAAGGGCCGTTTTGGGTGTATATTATAGGCGGAAGGAGGCAGGAGATGGAGAAGCTGATCTGCCCGAGGTGTGGTGCTGAAGTGAAAGAGATGGGTCGCGGTTGGTGCTATTGCAAAGCCTGCGACACTTGGACCAAGACATCTTGGTGCCGCAAGCAGGCCAAGTACGCGGAGGCTCAGTCATGCTCAAAGTAAGCTACTCGGAGCTGGCTGAGTTCGCCCAGTGCCGCAGGCGCTGGGAGCTCCGCTACCGGGAAGGCTGGCTCCCGCCCGAAGATCCAGAGCCCCTCGTGCTAGGCCGGGCCGTCCACGCGGGCCTGGCTGCCAAAGCAAAAGGAGACGACATCGAACTCGCAACCGTCCAGGCTATAACCGAATCTGTGCTTTCGCCTGAGCGCAGGCGCTGGATCGCCGCCAAAGCTCTCCCTCTTGTTGAAGCGACCGAGATCCCGGAAGGCGAGATCCTGGGCGTCGAACGCCGTTTCGGGCTCAAGTGGGACGTGGACGGGGTCCGGTTCCAGTTCGTGGGCGTCTTCGACTTGGTCCTCCGACGTGATGACCACGTCCTAATCCTCGACTGGAAAACCGTGTCCAGAATCCCCGATTGCGACCGGATGCGGGAGCTCGATGACCAGCTGGCATTGTACCAGGCCGCGGCGATGGACCTGTGGCCCGGAGAGAGATTCCAAACCGCTTGGGTGGCCTTGAGCACCTCGCTCAGGCCGAGGAAGGGCGAGAGCCCCGTGCAATTTAGGAGGAGGTGGGAAGAGGAACTCAAGAGGCATAAAGAGAAATACATTGCCCAGTTTCCGGTGGTCCTGACCGAGGACCGCATCGGCCGCGCGCTCGAGCGCGTGGCGGTCCTGGTCCGGGAAATCGAGGAGGGTCGGATTTACCGGAATCCCGGGGCCTGCCTGGCCTGGCCTTGCCCTTACGAGCTGATTTGCGATGGCTCGTTCCGGGCCGAGGCCCTCGGGTTCCGCAAGCTGGAAAGGAGGCAGGATGGATCTTGCGATTGATCTTGCGGAGATCGAGAGGGTCAAGGCGGAGCTTTGGAACGGGAAAGTGGAGATCCAGCTCATCGGGAAGGACTGGACAAACGAAGTCGTCTTGCGGGGTTACACGGACGGCGACTGCCGAGAAGTCATAGCCAAGCTCAGGGAACTGCTCGCAGCCGTCGCGAAAACGCTCGGCTACCTGGACCCGCAAGGCGAAGTCGGCCTGGTGGAGGTCGAGTGCCGCTACTGCGATGGCCTAGCGGACTATCCTGTGGTGGCCCAGGACCTGTTTTACGAAGCGAAGGAGGTGGAAGGTGCTGCCTAAGGAGAAGAGAAAGCCGAAGCTCGAGTTTCCCGAGCAGGCGACCTGGCTCGTGTACGGTCCGCCCAAGGTCGGGAAGTGCGTAAAGGAAGGAACTCAGATATTAGATCCCCGAACGGGCTTGCTATACTCGGTCGAAAGTCTAGTAGCCTCACAAAAGGCCCACGTACTCAGCCTGGGATGGGCTGGCACATGGCATGAGTCATGCCCGTCAGGATATTTTGACAATGGCCAACAAACGACATATAAAGTGCGCACCCAAACTGGCCGTGAGATCTCTGTAACGGCCGAGCATCCCTTCTTGACTAAGGAAGGCTGGAAAGAATGCCAGGAACTCTCCATCGGGGATAAGATCGCTGTGCCTGCCGAATTGCCCTTCTTTGGCGGAGGGCGCATTGATTACAATGAAATAAAATTGTTAGCGTACATGATCGGAGATGGATATGTGCCCTCAAGAGATAACCCCAGTTTTACAAATACGGACCCTCTGATTTTAGAAGACTTTATGCAGACAATAGAAAGCTTAGGCTGCATAGGGGTCTTTGTATCGACTCGTGATAGGGCTCCCATGATCAGAGTAAAACGCAAGCCAGGGAAACAGCATAAAGTCATATCCTACCTTGAACAAGTGGGATTGCGCGGCTGTCTAGCAGGCGAAAAATTCATCCCAGACTTCCTGTTTGGGCAAAAGAAAGGGCGCATAGCCCTATTTTTGAATCGTTTGTTCGCTTGTGATGGGTCTGTGGAAGCCCAAGGAAGAGTGTCTTACAGTAGCAAGTCCGCTCGTCTTGTAAAGCAAATACAACATCTGCTGCTTCGCTTCGGCATCATCAGTATCCTTAGGGAGAAAGAGGTAAACGGCGAGACTTACTATGAACTAGCAATTTCTTCGCGAGATGACCTTCTCCGTTTTATCGATGAGATCGGCATTTTTGGAGAAAAAGGCGATCGGCTCCGTGCACTGCGACAGCGCTTATTCCAGCTACCGTTCACGCGTGAGCATATGCAGACTCAGTTAGAACGGCATGGCAATATTCTATTTGACCGCATCACGGAGATCGAAGAAGAGGGAGAGAACCGAGTATATGACTTGACCGTGGACGAACTGCATAACTTTGTAGCTAATGACGTTATAGTTCATAACACGACCGCTGCCGCGACCTGGCCCGAGCCCCTCATCATCGAATGCGAGCCGGGCGGAGCGGACTACATCGAGGGCTACATCGTGGAGATAGACTCCCGCTCGAAAAACGGCAAGCCCGGTTGGGCGAGGGCCTTGGCGCAGTTGCGCAACGTGTACAAGGAACTGAGGGACGCCGAGCAGAAAGGGGACTTTCCCTGGAAAACCATCGTGCTCGACACCATCGACGTGATCGCCTCGTGGCTGGAGCAGGAGATCGCCCACAAGTTCGGCGCGACCCAGCTCGGGGAAGCCGGGGTCTACGGCGCGGACTTCGCTGCCCATAGGGATGCGGTTTTGAACTTGATCAGGGAGTTCCAGGCCTTCCCGACGCACTTGGTCTTAGTAGCTCATACCGCATCTTTCAACCCTGAGTTTTCGATGGGCGCAAAGATCCTTGACCTTCCGGGCAAGCTCGGGAGGGCGGTCATGGCCGTTGTGAGCCATGCCATGTACTTGCAAGCTGAAGAACTCCCGGGAGGCGGCGTAGAGCGCCGGTTCGTCTTCAACCCCGGGCCGGCCATCGAGGCGGGCAGCAGACATCCTGTGTTGGCCGCCGCGGGTTCGTGCCCGCCGACCTTCCAGGCCATCCGGGCCCTGTTCAAGGAGCATAAAGGAGGCGAGTGATGGGCTTCACACTCACACGGAGGGCGAGTACGTCGGCGCAAGGATCATCGACAACTTTGTCATAACTGACCGAGGCATCTTTCGAGCCTGCTTGGCCCTCAAAGCACTGGGCGTACCTGACGACATGTACTTTGAAAGTCCAGGTGACGCGGCCAATACTCTAATCCGAGAGCTCAAGTCTGGAAAAGGACTCAAGATCACAGTAAAACATCGCAAAGGTCCTGAAGGGCAAGTTTACGCTAACGTTACCGACTATGCTCCACTCAACGGGCAAGAGGAGGCAGAAGAGGCAGTGCCATTTTAGCAGAGAGATGGAGCGCGGGCCTGTGAAGACACATGTCACCAAATCGAAATGATGGCCCGCGCTCCTGATCCGCGTGATTGAAAGGAGGAAGCTAATGCTAGTATACAAGTGCGACGGCTGCGGAAAGATCATCCGGAAAGGCGATGTTCTGTATAGCATTGAAATCACGGAACTGGTGCCTGATGTAGGCAACTGGCGAAAGCACAAAAGAAATTGCGAGCTTCACTTATGCGAAGGCTGCTA